AGCAGATAAGAAGTATTCAAACGGTGCTGGAGCAACAGTTAATAATGCTGTAGCACCAGTAGGCGCAGCAGCAGTTTCTGGGTTAACTAACAATGTACTATTAGAATGTAAATATCTAGCAGCAGTCATATTAAGAACAACAGCTACATTGATGCCATTAACAGTAAGAGTTAAATCACCTGTACCAGTTGAAGCATGTGATAAACCACTCCACATAATCTTACCTCTAGCAGCTTTAGCAGCCGGACAAGTATATACAGTAGTAGTTGCGGCTGTTGCAGTAGTTGCTTCGCCAAGAACGCCAATTTGATCAGACATAGTGTATTTCCTTTATAAAGTTACTCGACCATACGCAAGGTCTTGTGGTAGTGTGCTTAGTTGTAGTGCGTGTTGTGTTTTAACTGCTTGTGCAAGGTCATTAGCATCTACAAAATTGTAGAAAGCTTTAGCTCCTGCAACCCCAGTTCTCTTTTGCAAAGCACTAATTTCATTTTTAATTGTAAGAAATTGCGCTCGGAAGTCAGCCTTACTAGCTTTCACGTTATCTGCTGGTAGTGTGGAATCTACTGAACTAGTCATAATTATCTCCTAATTGATCCTGTTTGATATGCAAGTGTTACTGAAACAAATTTAAGTTCTTTAGTAGCTTCACCAATAATCCTTAGTTTCCATAACTTATACTTAGCTGTCCACGCAATTAGTTTTTCTAGTCTTGTAGGTCTTCCACCACCGTAATCATCACCATATTCATCTCTACCATAACCCGGAGCATCACCACCTTCAAAAGCCATTTCTAATGCTGGATCAAATACATCTACATCCCATCCAAGATCATCTGTCCATTTAAGATCGTCTTCTTGCCAATCTTCTCCTAAGTCAGTTCTACTTATAAATATATTATCAGTAAACATCTGTGCAGTGAAGCGATTGTCGCCTTGTGTATCAAAGTTTATATATCTAGATCCCTTTGTAATATATCTTTTATTGTTATCTGACCAAGGTAATTCCCAAATAAACCTTATTGGAACTCCACTATCTTTCTCATCAGCTACAGGATTCCAACCTGTATAGTCAGCCCAAGATGTTTCATCATCCCACATCTCTTGGTGTTTTTCGTAATCTTTAAATATTCTTTTTCCACCTTCATACTCTTCTCCTAGTATAAAGACATTTGCACCTTCTGTTAAGAAAATACGTTTCAATGCTGAACGACAACCAGATCTAAAGTTCCAATTACGCCAGTCTTGCCAAGCTTCTATTTTTAGTGAGTCATTCTTCTTATATACAAGACAACGAGTTTCTGTTGTATCAGCAGCAACATCCGTATCAGGAATAAATAACATATAGTTGTTTGATTGACTATCCCAAAGCGACCAAATGCGATCTTCTTGTGAAGCTGTAGCAGGAACTTTAGCTAGTGATGTAAGATATGCAGGATCAATTAGTTGTGATGCTCGATCACTTTGTATATTACCAGTAAACAATGCTCTCTTCATATCAGTAATACCAGCTCTGTCTCCAAAGATCATATCTTCTCCCACAGTTTGTATCATTCTATGAGAAATAGCTCCTACATTTTCTATTGCATCATCAAATACTGGTACATGTGCTGACTCAACAAAACCTCCTAGTGCGCCAATCAAAGTAGCGTTCTCAAACATAACAACAAGTTTATCTCTAAATCTACCAAGACCTTTTATTATGTTAGATCCACTTGGAACACGAGAACCTAAGTCAACATTAACAGCATCGTTCGGGTCAGAGTCGCCCACAAAAGTACCACCAACATCTGTCGCAGATATAAAGAGTCGATCTTCTTCCCCAACGACAAGACTCCCACCCATAACAAGATAGCGTCCATGAGCCACGACAAAACGAGCAATTGGAGTGTTTGCATTAGTAAGGTCTGCCAAGTCTTGTAGATAAGAAACATTCATAGAAGTGTTTATTATCAATGGTTTATTGATGCCGTTGCATAAGATTAAGTCGCCATTAAACTGAGCAAAAGAAACAAAATTAGTAGTACTCCATCCAGAAGGATTACCTTTAAGAGCTGATGCTAAATTGTCATCCCATATAAGTTCGACAGCTCCTGTTCCATCTATTCGTACAATTTTACCATTAGCACCTACACAAACAATAAAGTTGTTGTAGTATTCACAATTAATAATTTCATCTAAATGGTCACTTGTATCAGCAAACAACTCTGTTCCCGGTCTTACATTTAGTGCGCCATCAATGCCTCTTTGCATGTTTTGTAATGTCTTAGCAAACTTAGAACTAAGATTAAGATCGTTATCAACAACATTCCATCCACCACTAAAGTCACGAATAGTAGCATCAAGTAACACATTACCTCGTGATACTTGTGCAGATCGTCCTCGTGGACCTTGTGGGAATAGGAATGTATCAACCATTAGAAGGGTATTTCATCCATACCGGGAGGCAATAAGTTTTCAGATCGTAATTGCCTACGAGCAATATCAGCTAGTTCAGGATTAATTTGTTGAAGTCTATTCATCATTTGGGGATTAAATTCGTTACCTTGCATCAAAGTTTCAAATAGAGTTAAAGCTTCATTAGATCCGGGAACTTCTGCATCAGGAAGTCTAGAAGGATCTTTAGACACATCCCTGCGAAATTTACGACCCTCTAAAGGGGCAGCTACAGATTCACCAAATATATCTTCTGCTTGTGGATCAATCATCCCTTCTTCAGGAAATTTCGTTGTTAATGGATCAACACCTTGTACTTCTCGTGCTTGTTGTCTAGCTTTTTTAAGATCCAAATCATTAAAATTATATAAAGCTTCAGACCATACGGCTCCTTCTCTATCATAAGGAACTGGATTAGCTTCATTAGCTTTTTTAGCTCCCATCATCTTAATTAACGCTTCTCTAATTTTAGCAGGACTAGCCATTATGGTAACTCCACGAAGCTAAATGTTTGTGGTAATGCTGATACAGGATCAAGACTAATAGGTGAACTATTAAATGTATTCTTAAGTTGTTTTACTCTAGCTTCAAACAGTAACTGAAACTTTTGTGTGGCATTAGGGTTAGTGCCATCATCTTCTAAGTAATCAAATGTAGAACCAAGTATTAAGGCTTGATCATCAAAATCAATTTCATCTGTAGATACAAAGGTATCTGGCTTAGTTCTATACTGGATAATGATGTTACCAGTAGATCCTTTAGGCCACACATTAAATACTCTTGTTGTCTTATTAGTAGCAGCAGGACCAAGAGCCTCAAAATGTATAGGAGTAGTTCCTGATAACGTAAATGGGTTTGTTGTTAATGGAGCCATCTTAGTTAATGCAGTATTAGAAGCATCAGGATATATAACTCTTATGTCTTCAAATCTTTTGACTAAGTCAGTAAGATCTGTAGTAACAACACCAAGAGTCCCATCTAATGTTAATGTAGCCCAAGATAAAAATTGAGGCCAAAATACTTCATCAAATAAAACATCGAACTTATGTTGGATCATTTCAGCAATACGATCTTCAGCATAAGTTTGAACACCAGTACCAGCTACCATTGATAGCCTATCTGCTGTTCTATTTATGAGTTGTGATAATGTTGCCATTATTAAATAGTGACGGAGGTTATTAAAGGGGAGTACAAGAACAACCTCCGTCTACCTATTTAGCCGTTATACTGTTCAATACCATGAAGATCAGTGGTATTTACTTTGCAGCGAGCTTCGTAGGATATACTACCGTNACACGCTGATGTTACTCGAANAGTNCCACGAGTATCTTCCGTAGTAGCTGTTTGAGTAGCCGTGTCATCACCAGCAACAAATGCTAGGGGTTCGACAGTAATNGNATAGTTAGCTGCACCGCCAGTAGGAGTACTATCAGGAGAAATTCCNATAGCACCAAACTTAGCTATAGTACTTGTACCTTGGTCATCATCTGTTGTTGCNGTATCACTATCTANAACTGCNACTCCAGNNCTTCCAGCAATTACGATAGAAATTCCACCAACATCTGTTGATCCAACAACTACAGTCGCTGTTGAATCTCCACTGGTAGCAGTAGTAACACTAGAGTTAACTCCTGTTATTTGTCCAGCAATGGAGGAAGGAACTATACAATCAGTTCCAGCAGCAAATCGAACAGCATCTACTTCGACAGATACTTCTGCAACTTCGTGTGGTTTTGCTACATCATCTTCTGTATAACCTACAATCCGTTCTGTCTTATAGGGAAGACCAAGACGATCAAACCAACCGAGATCCATTGTGTCTGAAGCTGCTCCAGTTGCAATGTCCATTGAGTCAACAAATTTGAAAGCTTTGTTTCCAAATTGAGCAACAGTACCACTAAGGGTAAAGTTCTCTTGCATACGTTGACCAAGGTAATCTCTACCTTTAACAGTGACAACATGATCAGAACCACTTGAGCCAACTGCTGTAAGGCAGCGACCATAAGTAGCATCAAGCATGCCAGATGTGCTAGTTAATGATGTGCTGCTTCCATCAAAAGTAGTCTTAAAGTCAGCACTTGTATAACTAGTAGCTGAGTTTGTAGCACTTACTCCATCGAATATACCATCAGCGTCTAATGCTGCTGGCGATCCAAGGTAAGCGATTGATACATCCCCAACAACATCTGACGCATATTCCATGTTTGGAACATACTGGCTGATGCTTCGTGGATGATAACTTCCTACAACTTTAGTCATTTTCTTTTCCTCTAATTGAGAGTGGCAGACCTAGAAGATCTAGAACGAGCATTCTTTTGTTCCGACTTAGACTTGAGGCTGGTACTACTCATTGGAGCAGTCTCATCTCCAGTCTCCATATTCACTAGAGTCGGATCTTCGTTAAAGCCTTGTCGTTGTAATTCTTCTTTGGTCCATATACGAATGGAAGAGCCACTAGGAAAGTACACCATCCATCCAGCGTCATGTTCTACGTCTTCGTAGTCAAATCCACCGAGTAGTGTGCCTTTCTTATCCTTCTTAGGACTAGCAATTCGCCTCATGGCTTTTCCTTCGAGCTTATGTACTTCGAATCTTGGCTTAAGATTAACTTGATTCATCCCCTTGGCTCCTATTTTTACGAGTTAATCAATACTGCGTGAGTACGGAAAGCTTTCCATAAACACCACTGACCTTGCCATACAATCCTACGACCATGAGCATCAATCGTCCAAGGAGCTACTAACTCTTTGACCTTCATGTTGACATGTTTAAGGATATGTAGACGTAAGTACTTACTATTAATAAAGAATGCCTTGTTAACAGGACAGTCTTCATCATACAGCATTGGGATGTTTTGGTGCTTAACACCAGCAAAACCCAAGTCCATCATCTTCTTACCAGAGTTAGACTCTGACAAGTTGATAACAACTTTGTCTCTTACTGCAGTACGATAATGCCTAAACAAGTTACGACCAGTCAAGATGACATCAGGCTTGTCGCCTTTAAGTGTGAGATCCATAAGGATATCATCAAATGCCTCTTCAATGTTCGTGCTGTCTAAGTTGCCATTGAAGTCATAAGCTGAAGTACGCCATTGAGTTTCATTAGCACGGTTAATGTTACCAACTGTTCCTGTAGTAGGATCATCGGGAACAAGTAATCCCAGACCTTGTGGATCTGTTCCGGCTCCAGAAGCATAGAGATACTCAGAGAATTTCTCTTTAATGCTTTCTTCTAGCACATCAATCTT